AAGCACTTGTTTATAGGGGGAGACCAGACTACTACGGCAACAACAGGCACTGTAGCGCATGGGCAGTCAGATTCTCCTACTACTAACCCAAGAGACTTTGCTACCGCTGGTGGAGGACAAATATCGTCTGGCGTAGACGTAGTCAATATGATGCCCTTTAGAGAAAACCTGTTTGTATTTGGCAAGACTGCAATTAAAAAAATAACATTGTCGGGTGATGATTTTGTAGTAGAAAACGTAACAAACAACTTAGGTTGTGTTGCCCCAGACAGTGTAGTAGAGCTAGGCGGCGACCTTATATTCTTAGCTCAGGACGGGTTTAGACCTGTAGCGGGTACGTCGAGGATAGGCGACATAGAGCTAGAGTCTCTATCTAAAAGCATACAGAGCGACTTGATACGTCTTCCTGAGACTTACGACTTAGATAGATTGGTGTCTGTAGTGATACCGTCTAAAAGTCAGGTAAGGTACTTTTTAAACAAGGCTACTCCTACAGATGTTTCTGTGGCAGAGTCTGAAGGATTTATCGGCGGTTTGCGTACTGCAGACAAGCAGATAGGTTGGGAGTGGGGACGTTTACGAGGAATACGCGCTAATTGTAGCGATCAAGGCTACCTAAATAAAATAGAGTACGTTATTCACGGCGACCACGACGGCATTACCTACAGACAAGAAGTGGGTAATTCTGACGGCACTCACGACTTTGCGGGTAGCAATATTGTAGCAGTGTACGAAACCCCCTATATGGACATGGGAGATCCGTTAGTAAGAAAAACAGTACGCAAGATAGACGCTTTTATACGAGCAGAAGGGACTTTGACTTTAGGTGTATCTCTTGACTTTGACTACGGCGACCCTGATTTGTTTAGGCCAGCAGATATGTCAGAAGTTACTGAGGGCGCTATAACAGAGTTTAACCGCCAAGGCGTTAACTTTGTAGCCGATGCTACAGATTCTTCTACGTTCTTGTACGGTGGACAGACAAAGCCAGTGCTATCGTATCATGTATCGGGTTCAGGTAACTCTGTACAGTTTAGATTTATATGCGACGGCAAGTTTGCTCCTTTTTCTATACAGGGCTTAATAGTTAAATTTACAACATCAGGAAAACAATAGTATGGCAGGATATACAAGACAATCATCTTCTAGTATTGCGAGTGGGCAGTCTGTCGCTGCTACACCATTAAACAACGAGTTCAATCAAGTACAGGCCGCCTTTGACGCTTCTTCAGGTCACAATCACGACGGTAGTACATCAGGTAACGGACCTAAGATTGCGCTCACTACTTCTGTGTCAGGGTATCTGCCATTAGCTAACGGTGGCGTAGCGGGTAAAAACAATGCCACTACGTCTAATCCTGCGGTAGGCGACGACACTGCAGACGGATATAACGTAGGTAGTTTTTGGGGCAATACTAGCACGGATAGAGGCTACCTATGCTACGACGCTTCTTCTGGTGCAGCCGTATGGAAAGAGATAGTACATATTGACGCTTCTAGCGTAGCCACAGTAAACGGTTTAGTCACTGCTACTGCAGGCCTACACACAGCCGGAGTGTCTGTATCCAGCGGCACTACTACGTTAGCTACCAGCCATTTAGGCAGCTTTATATTCTGTACAGGCTCTAGTGCTAAGACTATACGTCTGCCAGACGCTAGTAGCACTTACAGCGGCAAAGACGGCGGTCATTTTACTATCGTCAACATAGGCACTGGTGTGGCTACTATAGATGCCAGCACTAACAGCCAGACGCTATACTGGGCTTCTGGTGCGTCTGCTACAACCACAGGCAATAGAAGTTTAGCTAGTGGCGGCGTATGTACAGTGGCTATAGCTTCTGCTTCAGCAGATCAGTACGCTATCTTCGGGAGTGGCTTGTCTTGACAGCAGTTGCGGCTATTGTACCTACATTTACGTTTACGCATGATACTGGAGTTGGCAAGGGCAGTGATTTGTTCGGTGGTCTTTTTACAAGCAACAGTCATACCGATTCTGTGCTAGTGCCTGCGTCTGATGTAGACAGCACCATAACGAGGTCTAGCAGTGATGTCGCAGCAGCAGTGCCAAAACCGTTTGCTTTAAAAAACAGCACAACCTACGGCAAGTACAGCATAGACTACTTTGAATATGTAGACCTTTCTTCTGGGACCGACGGTTTTTATTTTGTTTTATTTAGAAAAGGTAAAACAACGTCACACTCACAGCATTCAGATATAACGGACGATTGGACTAATACGCCTACTGATTTTTTTACTGTTATGCACGTTATACCTATAGAAACGGGATACGGCGGCGACAACCCCGCAGATGATTCTTACAGATTTTTAATGTCAGCAAGTGACTCCCGAGATACTACTAGCATAACTTGCAATGTGGATAATGCTCTTACTGTAAATGGGGGGTTTATGATTGGTTGGAACGATAGCACTAACCCATTAGGTACGGTAAACGATAAGAAGTTTGAGGTGAGGTTTGAATTTTAATGTCTTTTAACGGCGCAAAGTATTACTCAAATGCAAGACTAAACTCCGCATCTGATTTAAGCGAAGACGAATTCTATCAGATATACGGTGAATGCAAAGACTACGTCTCTCAAAACGCACCGTGGGAGTGCTATTTAGATAATCCTACGGACGATGAAAAGAAGGCGTTTATACGGAGTGTGTACGAAAAAGCTTTTACTGTAACCAATCATTTTAACTTTATCTCTAGGGTAGACGACAGACTTGTACAGTTAGCTCTAGGCACGGTTCCTGCTTCTGGTAAGGGACAGTTTTATTTTGTGCTGTACGGCAAAGAAGAAAGCGGCACTAAAGCTTGGCTACACGACACAGCCTTTCACGACAGTTGTTTTGCTTTTCTAAAGAACAACGGCGTAGTTTCTATAGCAGCGTACACTAAAGAAGGCACTTCTTTGGCTAGTTACGTTGCTGGAGACGGTTTAGGAACTAGATCAGACTTTAAACAACAAGAAGGCGGCCATATAGAAATGGGAGCCAACAGCACTCAGCAACTAAACAGTGTAATAGCGACTTTATAAGGATACAAAATGGCATTTAAAGAACTAACAAACTCTAAGATGGGGCCTGATTTTTCCAACAGAACAATGGGTATAGGCTGTGTGCAATCTGTCATTAACTCTACTAATTATGTATATTTGTACGGAAGCATAGACGGCACTAATTTTGCATTACTAGAATCTTTTACTACAGACCAAATAAAAGTACTAACCTTGCCTCCTTTTTTAAAAGCCAGCGGAAGCGCTACAGACCACACGGCGGCCATAGGAGGCACGACCAAGCTTCTGCTAGACGAGGACAGGATTGCTTAATGACTATCAAAGATTTACTAGCCAAGCTAGAAAAGCACGAAGCTGAATGTACTATACATTTAGAAAACATAAACCGTAGATTAGAGGCCGGAAGTGAGAAGTTTAAATTTCAGCAAAATACTATCTGGGGTCTTTACGCTTTTATTGCTGGCGTTTGGTTGTTGGATAAGCTTATCTAATGCACAGACAGACAGTGGTAACAGCTCAACCCAAAGTGGGGATTTAAACACCAATCAACAGGGCGCAACTGTTGATAGTAACAACACTACAAACACAAATACTAACCAGTATAACGGTGCAGGGTCAGCCAGTGAAATACCCGTAGCGTCGGCAGTCGCACCAAGCCTTATGTCAGGCGGTAACGACAGTTGTTTGAAGAGTGTTAGCGGTGGTGTATCTACCTTGCAGATAGGCATAAGCTCAGGTAAGTACGAGATAGACCACGACTGCAATCGTCGCAAAGACGCACAGATGCTGTTTACGTTAAACATGAAGATAGCAGCTATAACTAGAATGTGCCAACACGACGATAATTGGCTGTCAATGTTTGAGTCGGGGACACCATGCCCCCTCATAGTAGGCGGCAAAGTAGTGGCAGGTAAGAACGCTTATCTTATGATGAAGCGAAAGCCTAAGTTATTTGTAAGAGGATACGAGGATAATAAAGAATATTTTGACGTTGCATTGGGGATTAATGGGGAGAACGGTAATGGAGAGCATAAAGAAAGCGATAGTGGTAAGTCTATTTCTGAGCGCTACCGCACAACTAAGTGGTGATACGGGTGTTTATTATCCGCAGGCTATTACTTTTGGCGCTCTTATTGACCCTAATATTAATCCTCTTCGTCCTGCGGGCGAGTTTGTGGAGATACAAGAGTTAATAAACACCGCAGCGTACATTAACACACAAGTCAGTGACGCACAGGCTAGTGTAGTAGAAATGGCAATGGGCGTACCTTCATCAGCCGATAGCGTAGAGGGTCTTGTAGTACCCGTAGCAGGTAGAACCGATAGCCACAAAATAGACTTGCTAGAAGTGGCCTACTACAATCAGTCTATACTAGACACAGCAAACGCAAATTACTACTCGGCAGAACATTTATTAGTAGATTCGTATGAAGAGAACATGGAACAAATGGAGGCGGCAATCGAAATGTTTAGCGGTGCTGCTACGGAAATCAGTAAGGCGGAAGCAATTTACACTGAGGCTATTAACGCTCAGAGTGATGATGAGCGCATACAGTTACAAAATTATATTCGTGCAAATGATGTACAAATTGACCAATCCACAGTCCAGACATTTAACCAAAGTCTTGATGTCATCGAAGACAAAGCACAAGCAGCTACAGCTTCACTATGGGCGAGTCAAGATAGCGCAACTCTTGCTATGATTAACTACGACGGCATAGCTACGCTGTCTAACATGACTAACTCTACAGTAGCGTATGACGCTTGGACAGATCAAATGACGATTACTTGGGACAACGCTACAGATACGGTTCTACAGGGTGTGTTTTTTAACAACGACGCCAATATAGGTTGGACACAAGCAACCACAGAGATATACGACGGCTTCTATGGAGATACGCCCCCTGTCAGTATTAACGAGATGTACAGCGCGTATAACTACGGAGCAGGAGAAACAGTAGCGTCTATGGGTTCTGGTTACAACATAAACGCTAAACTGTACGATCCTGTGCAGCTAATACAAGATGTTCTTGACGTACAAAACGAAACGCCTACGACGCAGTACAACAATGAAAACGGTAATTTAGGCGGGCTGTAATGGGTATTGAAGATATAGAATTAGACGTAGGCGGCACTAAGTTTAAGGGTATTTATATCGCTATCCTTATGTCTTTTGCTACTACTATTGGCGGCGGTATATGGGCGGCCAGCGAGTTTGTGTCTCGTATAGATAACATAGAAGCAAGCTTAGACGCTACTATAGAATCTATACCTAACATAGAGCCGCTAGAGCTAGAACTAGCCAGTATCCGCACTAAGATAGAAGACAATGACTTAGGACACTTACAGGGTAAACTAGCCGAGTTATCTACACTATTAGATAATATTAAAGCAAGACAGCAAGAAGTTTTAGATCAAGCGGCTAATTCTACTGCTAAAGTAAACACGATGGAAAAGGATTGGATAGAAGTTAGGAATGAGTATAAGGCTATGGCGGACGCTATAAAGTCTTTTGAAGTTAAAGTACAAAACTTTAAGAAAGAAGTTGACGATCTATGGAAAGGACTAGACGCTGCTTCGTCACCGTTAGGGTAAATTATGGCAAAGAAAAAAGATCCTAGATTAGAACGAGCCGGTGTTAGCGGGTATAATAAACCAAAGCGCACCCCAAAGCATCCTAAGAAAAGTCATGTAGTAGTTGCTAAAGAAGGGGATAAGGTTAAGACTATTCGATTTGGTCAGCAAGGTAAAACTGGTGATAAAACTATGACTAAACGTGCAAAGTCTTTTAAAGCTAGGCACGGCAAAAACATTAAGAAAGGTAAAATGTCTGCTGCCTATTGGGCTAATAAAGTAAAATGGTGAGAATATGTTAAAAAAATTTATCGACGAACTTAAAGAATTAATTAACAAATACTGGTTAATCGCAAAAGCTAGATGGGCTGCATTTAAAAGCTCTGTAAAAGCTTCTGTTCGATCTATTAAAAACAAAGTTAAAGACTTATTGAGGTAGGTATGAATTTTAGTGCGTTAAAAAATGTCATTGGGGCAGTAGCTCCTACGTTAGGCACAGCATTGGGCGGTCCTTTAGGAGGCACTGCCGCACAAGCTATTTCTGCGGTACTGGGGTGTAATCCTGACCCTAAGTCTATTGCTACAGCCGTGCAACAGGCTACTCCAGAACAGCTTGTAGAAATAAAAAAAGCAGAGCTTGAGTTTGAAGCTAAACTAGCTGAAATGGAAGTGGATTTATTTGCTTTGGAGACTGCAGATGTTCAAGATGCTAGGCAGGCACATAAGGGCGATTGGACACCACGAGTATTTGGGCTTGTTAGTCTTTTTGGCTTCGTTGGTTATATTTTCCTCGTTACTATTCAACCCCCTGACGCAAACAGCGATACTATTGTGTCTCTTGTGCTTGGCTACCTCGGAGGGCTTGTTTCAGGCATAAGCTCGTTTTACTTTGGTGCTAGTCACGGGAAGGATGAATAATGGATTACGATAGACTTAAAAAACAATTAGTGGTGCATGAAGGGTTAGAGCTTAAAATGTATCATTGCAGTATGGGACACCCAACTATAGGCGTGGGGAGAAATTTATCTGTAGGCATTAGCGAAGACGAGGCTATGTACCTTCTTGAAAACGACATTAAGAATGTTGTAGCGCAATGCCAAGCTACATTCTCTTGGTTTGACGGTTTGACCGACATACGAAAAGAAGCAATAGTTAATCTAGTGTTTAACATGGGGTTGAGCACGTTTTGTAAATTTAAAAATACTATTTCATACTTAGAGCAAGGTTTATACGAGCTGGCCGGTACTGAACTATTAGATTCTAATTACGCCCGTCAGGTAGGACAGAGAAGTGTCGATGTGGCAAACATGATAGCAGGAGATAGATAAGATGCCATATTTATTACAACAACCGTATGAGGGTAATTCTAAAAGTGACGCAAGAAACAGAAACAGGGAGCTGGATAAGTTACAGCTAACCCCTGAAGACATGGCGGATTTACTGTCTATTGGTGGGATAGACGCTTCTACTCTTTCCGCAACCAACACCTATCGTCTGGGAGGGTCCACAGACGTAAGACGCGATAGCGACCGCTATTTTAATTTTAATAAGGACACACAGGGTTCACCTTTTTCTAATACTGTATCGTTTGCAGCAACGACAGGAATGACTTCAGCCGGCACTACGTTTAATATACCTGCATACGAAGCTTTTGTAGATATGGGAAAAGTTATCCCCAATGCTTCTTACTTCGACAATCTAGCCCCTACTAGCGCTAGACCCTCTATATACTATGGCCCGGAAATGACTGCGCTAGAAAGTCATAATCAAGGGTTTCAGGAGTACTTAAATTTTGTTGCTGGAGTGCGAAGCGAAGCAGAGCAAGCAGACAACGAAGCAGCCCTAGGCTCACAAGCCGCTACGTTTCAAAACATAGTAGATCGTTCTGCTGCAGACACAGAAACATTTATTGACGAAGAAACTATTAGCCCAAAAGAAACAGGTCAATTCTTTGATGATCTTGGTGTGGTGACTGACGGCGGTGACTTTTACGGTCCCGGTGTAAGTGCTACTCAACAGCAAAGTGCGCTAGACGCCTACGGCCTTGAAAACGTAGGCACTGACGCAGGTGAGCTAGACGCTACCGTACAAGGCCAAGTACAGATACGAAACGATATTACGGGTTTAGAATCGTCAATAAATAAAAATACTGTAGACATGGCCCTTACTGTGCTTGCTGGCATGGGAGCCGACGTAAATAATCTTGAAACGGCCACGGTTAATCTAGGTGGTGTAGACTATACTTACTACAGGGATATTAATGGCAACGACGTAACTGCCTTAGTACAAAGCGTTTCCGAGACTATACAACAAAAAATAGACGACTCTAGTGCCGCACAAATGACCGCTTTAGGTTACGGAGGAAAAGATCAACCTACGCTATTCTCTGATTTAGCGGCTATCAAGTCTGCAGTAGACGCAGGGCCTGACCTTTCTGGCGTACAGACGCTAAGCCAAGAGGACATTTCTGGGGCTTTAGCATCTCAATTTGGCACTCTATCGGGCGAGATTTCTGACGTTAGCGGCCAAGTCACTGGAGTGCAAGAAACTGTGGACACCGTGCAAGAAGCTGTAGGTACTTTAGACGAAAGACAAGTACAAATGGTCGAAGATTTACGACTACTTGGTGTAGACACAGATGCTATCATAACAGCAGTGGAAGGCGTACAGGCTGCCGTAGATCTTGTACCCGGACAGATTACAAGTGCTGCTCAGGGTGTTCGACAAGACATTGCGACTCAAGGTGGTAGTGTTGCAGATCTATTCGGCGCTCAAACTGAAGCTCTAGGAGGCGGCGCAAGTGCGGCTGCTGTGCAACAGGTTGCAGGAAATATAGAAGGATTGAAGTCTGCTCAAAAGGCACAGACAGAAACTCTAGGTGACTTAGCTACTGCAGAAGGCCAAGCAGCGGTCAAACAGTTGGTTGAAAACGTAAAAACCTCGGCAAGTGCCATAGACACAGCAATTAAAGATAACGTACTCCCTGAGTTTGAGGAAATATTTGAAATATTTGACGGCCAAGGTAAGTTAATTGGAGAAATTAACACAGAGACAGGCAAAATTGTAAGCAGTGTAGCGCCTAACGGTGACGTAATAGTAGACACACTTACTGCGATAGACACTGCCGTAGACACCGGCTTTGGAGGAATAGACTTAAGCAACCTAGACGAGTCCGAAGCTTTAACTACGCTAACTAACTCTATAGACAATGCCGCTTCTATCTTTACTACTGACTACTCGTCAATGGAAACAAATATAGACAACGATAGAGTTGCTGTATTAAAGGCCATACAAGAAGACAGCACTGCACTAGATAATTTTTTATCGACTAAACTGCCTACTGTTATTACCACAGAGTTTGGGGATTACGAGCTTAAAGTCGGAGAAAATAACGAAGCGCTTGTAACCAAGATAGCAGCAGACACTGCCACTGCAGTAGATTTTAACCAAGCGGATTTGGTTAGTGCGCTAAGTGATGCAGACGCTTACGATGAGGCCGCGCTAATTAGTGCTATAGGATTTGACCCTGCTGAAGCCTCTGAGACCGCAAGAGACGCTGAGTCGGCTAGAGTGGCAGGCATTCAGGCTAGAGACAAAGCACAAACTCTTATTAGCAGAAACCTCGCGGACAGAAAAACGACTGAAGCCTTCACCGCAACCATAAACAAAATACAAGCGGGCGACATAGCTACTCTAGGGCAACTAGACGCTAGTGCCGTAACTGCTATAGAGCAAGCTGTAGGGTACAACGAGGGCGACTTAACGTCTGCTATACGAACAGGCGTAACGACTGACATAGATTTAAACGCCTTAAACGATCTTTCTACTCAAGAAATTTCAGACGCTATAGAAGGTTCTACGCTTCGCACAAGTCTGACTGATGTAGCTGCTGATGCAGAGGATGCTAGAAGCTACAGCATTTGGGCTAATAACAAATCTCAAAGAATAGAAACAATAGCTAACGAGCTTAAAGGCGACGAAGCTGCTATAACAGCGTTAATTAACGGCCAAACTACTACTATACAAGGCGAAACTCTCAAGCTTGACCAGCAGAATCAGTTAATTATAGAAGACACAGAAGGTATAGAAGGCCTTCCCGGAACAATAGAGACTAATCTAGGTGTTCGCTTTGACAATGTAGATAGTGCAGTCAATGGTCTAGAAAACTTAGACAGTAGCGCAATTACAGCGGCAGTAGAAGCTTCTGCTATAACTTCTACATTGTCGGGTGTCGCTACGGACGCTGCGGCTGGCAAGAAGGCGGCTCAACAAGCAGCTTCTAGGGCATCTAGTGTTAGCGCAAAGATTGACACCCAAACAGGGATGCTTAAAACAGACAGAACAACGACTGCTAACTTTGTAGCGACCATAGACAAAATAAAAGCGGGCGATATAGCTACTTTAGGACAACTAGACAGCGGCACTATTACTGCTATAGAAAACGCTATAGATTACGACGCAGGGCAGCTAGAATCCGACATTAAAAATGGATTAGCCACTTCTAGCGACGTATCGGGGCTAGAAAACCTGTCTTCTGTAGAGGTTGCTAATCTTATAAGCAACTCTCAAGTAGCTAAAGATGCAGGATTTGCAGCAGCAGACGCAGCAGAAGCAAAGACTAAAGCTGCCGAAGTTATTACTAAACTTAGTACTGGAGATATAGCTGGACTAGGAGACTTAGACTCAGCTACTATTTCTGCCATAGAGCAAGCTGTAGGATACAACGCTGGTGCTTTAGAGAGTGCAATAAGAACTGGGGTAACTACAGACCTAGACCTAGACTCCCTAAATAATCTTTCTACCACTGAAGTAGAAAATATTATACTAAATTCTCAACTATCTGCAGACGCGGCCACTGCTGCTACAGAAGCTGCAAGCGCCAAAGACCAAGCGAGTTGGGCTAGGGGCAGAATACAAACAGTACAAGAAAAGCTTATACCAAATCTTTCTAGTCTTTTGACTACCGAAACAGGCGCTTTAGACGACTTGATAGATGGTCAAACAAAGCAAATTGGCGAAAACTTTGTAGAAATAGACAAAGACCTTGGGTTAATTATAACCGACACTACCGGCATAGAAACTAATTTAGGTAAGCTAGACACCTCTAGTGTGCAATCTGCAGTAGACAGTTTAAATAATTTAGATTCAGCCGCTATTACTGCTGCCGTTAACGCCTCTGATTTAAGCACACTAAAAGCCTCAGACGTTACAGGTGCAGTAGACCTTACTACTATAGAATCTACTGTCGCCGACATTAAGGCGGGTAACATTGCTACTCTTGGCGAACTAGACGACTCTGAAATAACCGCTCTAGCAAATGCCGTAAACTATGATCCTGTTTCTCTGTTGTCTTCTATAGAAGCGTCCTCTTTAAATGCCAAAGACTTAGAGGCGTTAAGCACGTTAACATCACAAGACATAACCGACGCAGTGGATCTATCCGGTTTAAGCACGTTAACTGCAGGAGAAGTTAAAACTGCAGTAGACTACGACTCTACCGCATTAACAAATGACTTTAAGAAAGCTGTAGGGGATAGCGAACAAGCTCTTACTGCTTTAGCTGGTCGAAACGTAGCCACTATACAAGGCAGTATAGGCACTTATCAATTAGCTGTAACAGGCGAAGGCGAACTCCTTGTCACTGCTTTTGACAATCTAACGGGAGAAGTGCGAACGGTAGACTCTAAGGTTGGTAATTTAGACCTTACTGCACTAGGTGACATAGGCTCTATTAAAACTACTGTAGAGGCGTTGCCTGCAGAAGCTTTGGATATTTCTGGTTTAGCTACGTCTGCTCAAGTAGGTCAAGTAGGTACTGCAGTACAGGGACAAGCAGTTTCTCTAGGCAACATAGATAACATTAAAAGTGACGTAACCACTTTGTTATCAAAAGCCGAGCAAGATTTGCAAAACAACACTGAAAGGGACAAACAAATAGAGGCCTCTAGGCTGGACGTTCTTGAAGCAGTGAGCAATACCCTTAGCTCTAACAAAGACGCTATGAGTCTTCTTTTAGGTCAGCAAACTATAGACATACAAGGTAATCTAGGCGACTACCGCGTAGGCTTAGACAGTGCAACGGGCAAGCTGACCGCTGAAGCCATAAACAGACAGACACTTTCTCTTGGTGGTCAAATAGACACGGCTACTGGCCAGCTTAAAACTGACGCTAAAACCAACACTAATTTCTTAGAGCAACAAGTGCTTAACGCGAGAGACGCAGTAAATAATAAAGTAGGCACTGCATTTGACGCTGAAGGTAAGTTAATAGCAGATAGTGTTGCGGCTAACGGTGACGAAATAAAGCGTGTACTAGATGCTGAAGGGGTGCTGACAGAAACTATCATAGACACTAAGGGCATAGTAACAGACACTATAAAAACTGATCTTAGCGCTTTAATTGACGACACAGGACGATTAAACGAAACTGCGCTGGCTATAGCAAGTGACACAGGTGGCATAGAGTCGCTACAGAAACTTTTTGACGCTCAAGGTAAGTTAGTAAGAGAAGACATCGACGAATTGGGCAGAGACGTTATTCGGGAAATAGACAGAAGCGGACGTTTTGTTAACGAAGCGTACTACCAAGACGGCTACTTAGTAGAGGAAAAACAGTTACGAATAGACAAAATATTTAAAAAGTTATTCCCAACTGATCCTTTAGCACAACCCGAAGAGTTAACCGCAGCAGACCGTCGTTTCCTACAAGGGTTTAGAACAGAAGGCTTGATGAGTCCGTATCAATAGTGATATCCTAAGTTATTTTAGGAGATAAACTATGAGTACACCAAATGCAGTTACACCAGAGGCAATTACCCTTATAAAACGATTTGAAGGATGCCACAAGTCGGACTCAAAAGGCAACTATAAATCTTATCGTTGTTTGTCTGGAAAGTGGACAATAGGGTACGGACACACACACGCAGTTAGATCAGGTATGTCGGCTACACTAGAAGAGTGTGAAGACTTTTTAAAAGAAGACCTAAAGCGTACTGGGGCACACATTAGGCAATCCGTAAGTGTGCCTCTAACTCAACCCCAGTTTGACGCATTAGTGTCGTTTGTATTTAGCGTAGGGGTAGTAAATTTTAGAAAGTCCTCTCTACTTACAAAGCTTAATAAAGGTGACTACAACGCCATACCCGCAGAAATTATGAAGTGGAATAGAGCAAAAGTGGAAGGGGAAATATCTGCCCTAAGCGGATTAACGCGCAGAAGGACCGCAGAAGCCTCTCTGTGGACCGTTGGGCTAGACCTAGGGGAGAGTAGCCCCATAATGCCTCAACGCCCTGATACGGCCAGTTTGAGGCCTTTAAAGCGATCTAAGACTCTTATGGGGTCTGTACTAGCAGGAATAGGACTACTGTCTGCTGGATTAAATGAGGTTATTTCTTACTCAAGTACGATTAATTACGCCCTGCTGGTAATAGGTCTGTGTGGTGTGGCTTTGATAGCGTACTCTAGAATAAAAGATTATAAAGAAGGAATACACTAAAGGTAATGAATAAACATGGCTAATATAGTAGAAGACAGAAGCGTCGCCCCCTTATCCACAAATTTTGACGACTACCTGCCACAACAGGGCAATTCAGGTTCAGCAGGCACGGCAAAAGAGGTGTTTGTAGGCGGGGCTAGTCAACAAGTTATTACAGGAGGGCCTCAAACAGAAGCCCCTAAATTTAGAAATACGGGGGCGCTAAATAGACCTGTTACGGGAGTAGACGGACAATCCGCTTCTGAGTTTGGGGCGGGGTTAGTAACAGATCCTTCTGAGTTTGTAGGCGACAGAACGCTATCTGATAAAACTGACGACTTTACTATAGGGTACTTAGATACCAGAGCCGGAGAGCTAGATCCTGCGGACCCTCGTTACGGTTTAGATCCTACAAGCTTAGACATAGACTTAGACGTTCCTACTACTGCTGAAACAGCCACCATGCAAGACTCTAGAACTGGAGCTGAAGGTGCATACGAAGTAGCTACTACAGAAGACAAGATAGAAGATGTTGTTATAGGCGACGTATCTGGAGAGCTAAGTGAAGGTACGCTTATAGGTGAAGCTGCTCAAACAGACATGGGTGCTACGGCAAGAGGCGAAACAGAACTAGGCGCTTCCTTAAAGGATTTTGTCAGCACTGATATTTCTAACGTAATAGACACCAGCACTGTAGCAGGTAAACTTTTAGCAGACGAGCTGGGGTCGGGCAATTATGTAGACGCTAAGGCTACTGTTAAAGGTCAGTTAGACATTCTTGCTAGGGACATGGTAGACGCTAACGGCAACCCTGTTATTCCTACTTGGGCAGCCTCTAGCTTTCGCTCCGTAAACAGAGCTATGGCCTTTAAGGGAGTTACAGGCACAGCAGCGATGGCGGCTATACAGGGTGCGATCATGGAGTCCGCCATAGATATAGCCAAAGAAGACTCTGATTTTTTTCAGACGTTAACTATAAGCAATATAGACAACGAACAGCAAGCCCTAATTAATAGGGCTAATATTCTATCTAAACTAGAAATACAAAATTTAGACAATAGACAAGAGGCTCTTGTACAAAACTCTAAGTCTTTATTGGAGCTAGATTTAACTAATTTAGACAACGAGCTTCAAGCAGAAATACTTAACGCTGAAATGCGCTCACAAGCTATCTTTGACGCTGCTGCTGAGAAAAACATACAGCGCAAATTCCAAGCACAAACTGAAGCAGACTTAATGCAAATATACGATACGCTTGCTACAGAGGTTAGTACTTTTAACGCTAAGCAAAGGGCTGCTTTTGCTGAATTATCTTTAGACGCAGATTTAGCAGAACAAAAGTTTAACTCTGAATTAGCCAACGACAGAGAGCAGTTTCAAATCAAAAATCAACTGTTAATTGACGAAACCAACGCTAAGTGGAGACAGGACGTAACTAAGTTTAATAAAGAACTAGAGTTTACTGCAGCCGCAGACGACGTTAAAAACTCTCTTTCTATTTCTGCAGAAGCGCTTAATAGACTGTGGGATGAGACAGATCAAATCTTTGACTACTTGTGGCGCTCTACTGAAAATGAATTAGACAGAGCAAGTAATCTAACTTCTACTATTGTAGGTGGAGAATATCGCATGAGAGAAGCGCGTTTAGCGGCTAAAGCTAGTAAGAAATCAGGGCTATTCGGTGCTTTAGGTAGTATTGCGGGTGCGTTTATAACGAGAGGTATTAGAACATGAGACTAAACCAAGCATTTAGAAGAAGCATAAAACAATACTTGCGCGGAAAGAAAGCGGAAGAGCTGGAAAGCGTCTCAGAAGAACCGTTTTTGTTTACTCTAGAGAAAATGGAAGGCATAGAAAGGGCTTTGTTGTCTAGAGACAGAGACGCTAAAGCTAAAGAAGAAAAGAAAGCTAAACGTGCAAAAAAGAAAGAACAATCTGAGGAGATGAGTGACGATGGCGATGCGTAAAATAGACAGGGTTAACGGCCCTATTCCCGGAGAGCATCTTACTTCCGAAGAAAGAAACTATCCTTGGCACAGAGCGCCAGATTTTGACGATTTAAACTCTGCTATGGAGTTTATAATTACAGAGCTAGACGAAGAAGAAGTGTTGCTTTCTGGTCTAAACCTTTTAGAAAATGAAGTTACTATTGCAGAACTTACTCAACTAATGCTAATGGGCAAGATGATGGAGGGCAGATTTACTTTAGACTACGCCCTTTTATTGGCTGGGCCGGTGGCTAAATACATATCTATTATTGCAGAAAAATCTGGTGTAGAAGCTTCTATGGGAATAGAGTCTGATTATATGTATTTTTCTAAGGGTGTGTTAGA